TTTCTATTGGCAATTTCTGCTTGAAGAAATGGTCCCCTGATATACAAGGTTTGTTTCCCATTTTTTTCTTCAGTAATAATTTCTACTGATTCTATTTCTTCTGTGATGAGTTTCATGGTTATGTCTGAGATGCTATTTGAACTTCTGCAATATGAACACTTGTTGCTGTTCCACCTAAACCATAAACAGCAATTTTTACACTTCTTGCTACCACAGCATTAGTTACTGTAACTGTTCCACCAACTGCACTACTGTTGAATGATATTGTGATTGATGACTCTGTTTTACCTATGATTTGATTGTGAGCAGTATTAAGTCCTACTGGTTCAGCACCAATAATACTTACATGATCTCCAACTAAAAATGGATTTCCAAAGTTCTCGCCAAAAGTAATGGTGGTTGTTGATGCAGTTGTAATTCCAGAAATTTTTTGTCTGGCAACTCTTTCCTTCAGAACTTCTGGTTGATATTGAGAAATTGCAAAATCACTCGTAGTTGCTGTTGGATTAGTTCCAATTGCAACAGCAACAGCAGCACCAATAGGAAGAATTCTGATGAGCCCACTTTGTAGGGTGATTGAAGTACTTTGGGTAGTTGCAGCACCAGCACTAGTAATAGGTGCCACAGTCTGTACAATCTTTAATGCCATTATTCTTCCCCTAAACTAAACATTGATTGAGCTACAATTGGTGTCAAGTGATTGATAATTTCATATGATTTGGTATATGCAATTTCTTTAATCTTATCAGAGATCTCTTCAGGAGATCCATCAGTAAGAATCATATTCATTAGTTGGGAAGAAGATTCCATAGAAAATTACGTAAGTTAAGACTATTTATATCTCTGCAACCTTACTGTCTATTGAAGTATCTTTATCTGCACTAGAAAGATCTGGTTCTTTAGAATTTGCACCTAAGGTTTGATTTCCTGCAGCCATTGGATCTAATGGCATTCCATCTGGTCCAATTGGGGGCATAAGTTTAGGATCTTGATATAGTCCAGATTTAATTTCTTTTTTCATTAGGTTATCTTCATCTACGATTTCTTGATCTGTTTGTCTTAGAACTTTTCTTCTTATATAATCCATAGAATAATATGTTCCAATATATGGTTGAATTGCAACCATCAAATTTAATCTTTCATTCATTAATTCAGTTTCTTTTAATTCTGAAAAATGACCATCATACAAGTAATCATATTGTATATGATCACTCATAACTTTCCAATCTTCTGGAGTTATAATGTTCTTAAGGATAAGTTGGGTTTTCAATAAATCATGAAAAATATTACTAAATCTTTTCCTCAATCTACCAACAAATTTTCCAAACATTAATTCATCTCTAAGAATTTCTGAAGATCTTCCTAAATTAAATCCACCATCAGAAGTTCTTGATTCTGGAACATTTAATGCTCTAAACAATTTCTTTTGGAAATATTGAACATCAGTAAGCTCTCCTAAGTTTTGTCCTCCAGGAAGAGTTGTTACTTCAGTTCCTCTACCTCCCTCTCTCCTAGGGAGCCAATAGTCTTCCATCATTGATGTCATTTTCCTATCATCTTTCATTTCACCTGTCTGAGCATCATACACAAGCTTATTGCGATATCTATTCATTACATCACGAAGATACTGCTCTGCTTTTACTTTAGGTAGATTACCAACATCAATATAAAATATTCTTCTTTCTGGTGCTCTAGAAATTCTGTAAATAACAAGCGCATCTTCAATCATTCTAAGTTGATTGAGTGCTTTAATTGCTTTATGTAAATATGATAAAGTAAGTTGCCTATTTCTATCTACAAGACCAGATGTAACATAAGTAATTGCATCTTTAGCTATTGGAACTCCCTTACTAGCTGCTGCAGATTTTTGAATTTGACCTTGTGGAAAATATAGGAAATATTCTTCAATTTCTGGCTCATTAAATTCTGTTGCATCATTTTTGAAATTATAACCAGTAGCAAAAGAATTAACTACTTTCTTTTCCTTTCTTATGAACTTAACTTTCAGGGCATCCATATATCTGATATCCTGGATTCCCTCCTCTGGTTTTTTTAAATCAATTACTTTATGATATAATATCCTTCCATCAATGTACCAGTTTTTAAAGATTTCATGTGACTTTTTATCAAAGTCCATTAAATCTTTAATTTTTTTAAATTCTTCTCTAATAACTTTTTTTAATCCATCACTAGCATTTAAATTACTCAGTTCAATTTCAACTGGAGAATCGTTTAAATCACTAACTATTGCTTCATTGACGACGTTTTCAATGGCACTATCACACTCAGGGTGTAGTGCCATTTCTCTATATCTTTTTATTAAATCATATTCATTTCTATATACACCTTCAATATCTACATATTGACCATAAAATCCACTAGTTAAATAATAATCAACACCATCTTCATTATTTTCAGCAACAGGAGAAATAGTAGATTTACTTAGTGGAGTTTCACTTTCAATAGAAAATCCAAATAATTTTGCCATAGTATAGTAGTAACTGTAAAACTATTTAGACTACCTGAGAAGATGCAGTATTTGAAGAATCCCTACCTTCCCACCATTGAACCTGAAGATCTACTGTAAATTCTTCAACTTCATTTTCATTATTATATGAAAGGTCAATTTGAGACACACTAGTAGGAAATACTCCATGTACTAAATATTGCCTCAATACATCAATTTCACCACCACTAGTACCTTTAGTGTTTAATCCAGTGTGCTTTCCTCTTGAGAGTTGAGCAACAGTTACATCTACTTGATATTCATTTGGATCAATAGTGCCACTTCCATCTGAAATTTTAACAATGTAGTTTACCCACCTTTCAAAAATATTTCTCCATTTGAAGTCAGTGTCATTAATTACTGTAATTGTCCAAACATCAAAAGTTCTATCTCCTGCTACTTTTAGAGTTCTACCTCTAAATGCAATAGGAATTTCAGAAATAGTTGATGCAGGTAATCCAGCTGCTTTAATGAGCATATTGTCTTCTGAAGAGCAGGTATCCCCTGATGGGAAAGTAAAATTTCCCCCAAGTTCAACACCAAAAGAAACCTCAAATAGGTTACTTCTAGCTCCTCCTCCTCTTAATTTATTTTTAAACTTATCAATAGTCCTTTCGCTAAAGTTAGGCATGGCTTTTTATTCCTATTTAGATTAAACTGTACCTACAATAGTCTCAAATGAGACTCCAGTCCTTGTTGCAATAAAAGTCAACCCAATGAAGTTAATACTTCTTGCAGGTTTAATGTAAATGTCAGAGATGAATTCATTTCTATCAATTACATCTGGAGTATTATTTGATTCATCACAAACTAAGAGGTAATCTGTAATTCCTCTCTTAACTTGAACATCTCTTAAGTATGGCTCAACAATATTAATGAAGTTTGCCCTAGTTGCAGCATCATTAAACTCAAAGAGTTGTGAATCTGCAGCACTCTTAATTGCTTGTTCAATTGTAATGAACAACCTTCTAACATTAATTCTATCAAAAGCAGACTGATAAGAAAGTGCAGTCTTATCACCAAAGAGAATAATTCCTGAACCAGGAGATGAAATGATTGGATTAACTCTTTGTGAATATAATTGATCCCTATCATCCTGATCTGGATTATATGCAAGTTTAATTGCAAACTTGAGTGAACCTCTACTTTTTCCTGCTGGAGAGAACCAAGGGAATTGGTTAATGTCAGTTCTTACACACAATCCAGCAATATCAGATGAACATGGGATATATACAAATTGTTGATTAAATCTATCATATATGTATTGATATCCACTATCAAAAACTGCATATGAGGATGAAGTTATTGGACTGAAGAATGCAAGAACATTATTTAACTGGTCATCAGTTGATGCAACATTAACTACAGTATCTCTACTTGGAGAAATAAATGCTACACAATCTTTTCTAGTTTCTGCAATATTAATTAATTTATTTGCTTTTGCTTGCTCAAGTTCTCTTCCTAAAGAAGAACTTCCTTGCAATATGTAATTAAGTGAAACTTCTGAATCATTTGAAAATTTATCATATGCAGTACTAATTTCAGATAACCCAACTTGAAATCCACCAACTCCTCCATTATAATCTTTACCATTAGTAAGGGTAAAAGATTTATTTCCAATTGAATTGAATGTTACTCCTTTAGATTGAACTCCCCATATTCCAGAAGTTTCTGATTGTAGAGTATATCCACTTGAATATTTTACTGCAACAGGATCAACTCCCCAGAATGAATCTGTAGAATCTCCAAGAGATTTTCCAGCATATATGTATTGAGAATTTAGTGCAATATAATCCTTATAATATATTTTAGTTGTTGGTGAAACTGTACAATCAATTGCTTTAGATACATTAATAAACTTTTCTAGTATTGTTTGTGCTGTTCCTGATATATTGTTAGATTTTCTACTATCAACAACAACAATATTCATAGAATCATTTGAACCACCCCTATCAAGCACATAAGCATTTGAAATTGGTTTTGGTGCAATACTTCTCCAAGCAACTGTGGTTGAATCTCCTCTAGCTATATCTAAAACATTTTGATTATTATACCAATCTGAAATTGAAGTTGGAGTTACAGTTGAAGTATTCACTCCAGAAGAATTTACAACTGTAATTGCAGTTTGCTTAAATGCAAAATTTCCATTTTCAGTATATGTTTGATTTGATTCTGTTCCTCCAACTACAATTGAATTAACTTTTACATAAATTGTAGATGCACCAACTCCTGTAATAATCCCTTTAAGGTATCCAGAAGCAACAGAAGTTGTACCAACACCAGCAATTGTTCCTGAAAGTAATTGTGTTACACCAAATCCAACTTGAACATTTGGTCCTGATGCAGAGTTTGTCCCAAACGTAAATGTGGTTGTAGTTGAGTTTATATTTAAAGATGCAGATGCTAAAGTAACTGTACCCCCAGATGCACTAGAAACACCAACTACAGTAACACCAGAACCAACAATTCCAGAAATTGGTAGTACAAATTGTCCAAGTGCAATTGCAGTTGTTGTGATTCCAGTAATAGTAGTAGATGTAACACC